CAGTTAGCTGGTGTGTCTCCATCAAAATTTGATTTTCCTGAATCAAAATTACCAGACCTATTATCAAATAAATCATCAGGATTTCTAGCTGATTGTGTTAAAGAAGCTGTAATTCTTGCTGTATGTTTTGCACCAATATCTATAACATTTTCAAAATCATAAGTTCCTGATGCTAAAAAGTCAGCATTAGCAACACCTGAATCGAAAAATCTAGTTGTGTTAGCATCAAATAATCCTGAAGCGGAATCAAATAATTCACTTGAATTAAGTATTATAGCATTATCAGATAATGAAACATCAGTCTTAGTACCAGCGAATGTAGGATGTTCATTGACAGTTGTAATATTATTAAAGTTTTCTACACCAACAACATTAGATATTACTGCTGTTGCATTGGAACTAAAATTACCTAATTTATCTACAGCTTTTATTAAATAAGTTCCTACTCTTGCTGGAACTGTTATTGATACTTTAGTTACAAGATTTACTGAGTTTAACCATTCAGCAGTACCATCAGTTTTTTCAGAAAATCTTATTTGATAAAATGCTAAATCTAAATCTGATATTGCATCATAACTTAAATGAGCATCTTGACCAGATACATTACAAGTAAAGTTTTGAACATCTGATGGTGGTGCAATAGCACCTACAATAGTTCTTTGTGCTGTAACAAATGATGAACTAACTCCCTGTGTATTTACAGCTTTTACTCTTACATCATACACTTTTTGGTCAATAACATTAAGTATTCTATGTGTTAATGATGAACCTCTTGAACCTATAATAAAATCTGAATCTGTACTTAGTTTGTATTCTACTTGGTAAAAATCAACAAAGCTGTCAGGAGATACACCGATAGCAACATCTAAAGCAACAATAACTGTGCCGTCATTGTATTCAACTAATGTGTCAGATAAAGTTACTGATGCTGGTGGTTGAACTACAAATGGATTTGGTAAAGTAGTTGATGGTGTAGATGAAACTTGTGTCTTTGATGCAAAAGTATAATGACTATCTTGATGTTCAACTAATTGTAAAGTTATTGTATAATCATCATTAAAAGTCATTTGTATAACTCTGAAAGCTTTTGTAGAAAAACCTAAACTAGATAATGTTATATTTACAATATCTCCAATGTGTAATTGATAAGCATTAAACCCAACAACAATACTTAGACCTAAAGATTCTCTGCTTCGTCTGAGAATAATCTCAGCCATTTCTTCAGCTTGATATGGAGAAGTAATAGTTTTGAAATCAAACTTTCCCTCTAACAAAAATCCACCATCAGCAGTTTTCATAGTTGCGTGTCTATCTGCTGATGCCAAACCACTATCATCTGTTGGTGGAAATGTAACTTGATCTGCTTGAAAATTACGATCTGGATTTATAAATGTTGCGATGACTCTGTTGTATTTAGAATTTTTTGTAGGAGAAGATAAAGAATATCCACCAATAATATCATCTTCGTCTAAAGATACTGAAGCTGTACCTGTTGTCTCAATAACTAATTTATACTTGCCTTGAACATAAGGAAGATAACCTCTGCAACCTCTTAATATATCTCTGACATTATCTATAACTTTTTTTGATGTATCAAGAACAGCATTTGTATCAAATATATTTATATCACTTCCACCTGAAAATGGTGTAACTTGTGTAATACAAACTTGTGAAGCATCTCTAAAACTTTGTAAATCTATATTTGCTGTTGCAATACCTTTACCATATCTTTCGTTTCTTAAATAATCTAACAAACAAAATGCTGGATTTGTAGAAAATGTTTCAGATGATTCACTTAAACTTGAATCTAATGTAACAACTTTTCTTCCTTTTACTTTTGCTTGTACAGTTGGTATTCCACCAAATATATCTTGATTCCATTTGAATCTTAATGCTAAATATGCAATTCCTGATAATTTATGATTTGTACCCCAGCCTGATAATGTTGATAAAAGACTTGATGCACTTTGACCATCTGTTCCTAAATGTGGCTCAACAGTAATATAACTAACACTATCTTTATAAAAATTAGAATCTGAACTTGCTACTGTCCTTTGAGTATTATCTGTCAATGCACCTGAAAATGTAACAACTTTATCATCTACTCTTATTTCTTCTATTGAGTTTATTTCTCCCTCACATAGAACTAAAGCAATATATAAAAATTCATTATCTGTTCCTGATGTTTGTATAAATACTCTTGTGCCGCCTATTAGTCTTTCCCCATAGACCACAGGTATAGATGAGTTATTTGATTGTTTATTAAGTAATATTCCTCGTTCAGTTTCTTCAAAATCATTTGTACCAAAATCAGGAACATCAGGTTTTCTTGATCTTACAAATAACCAACCAACAGCAAATACACCTAAAGCTACAAATGGATTTATGTTTCCTAAAAAATTAAATGCTTTTACTGCTCTAAATACTGTTGTTGCCGCTTTGAATACTCTTTTGAAAAATCCCATTATGCTCGACCCCATTTAATATCAAGCACAGTTTGACTTGAAAAATCCATACCAACATCTGTGCTAAAAAATCTTTGTTGTGAATTATTGTTTGTTTGTCTGCCAGATTTTTTTTCAAAGTCTGCCCAATGAGATACAACTGTTAAAATTACTGTTGATTCTGTTGTTGTTTCATCTATTTGGAAAGTATCTATATTTCCTGAATACAATAATACAGGGTCAGCTATGATTGCATTTGAACTATCTAAAAATCCTCTAAATATATCAACACTATCATTTACAATATTTTCATTCAAACAAGTTGATATAAATGTTTGATCTGCACCAGATAAAGCAAGTTGTAATGATGTTTTTGTTACATCTGTTTCTTCTGTAAATGATGGAATAGATACTAAAAAAGATGATGGAGAATAAGTAACACTAGAACCAGATATAGAAGATGTTAAACTAAATCCACAATCAGTTATATTTACAGGTGTTCCAAAACCAATAGTAATCAGATGGATTGGTCTAATCTCATTTGTCGCTAATTCGTTTTTTACTGATGTTGTTAGTGTTCTCGCCATATTCCTCGTAATAACTTCTTGTTATGCTTTCAGTACCTTTTAACATGGTAAAATTAAATTTACTATCAGGTTTTTTATAGTCTTTTAGATCGTTTAAATTAGTATCTATCTGATCTTCATTAACAATAGCTGTAGCTTCAAAATCTGCACTAATCAAATGTGTAATTTTATACTTTTTCATTATATGGATTCTTCTACATCAAATTCAAATTGATATAAAAGGTTTCCATCTTTGTCAGAGCCAATAGCACCAAACTCTTGTATGTCGTTTGTAAGATGAACTGTAAAAGGTATATTGTCATAACTAACAGTTTCGTCATCTGCCAAACTAGAAACTAAAGGTGGTTCTATTGTTACTGTAGCCGCACCTGATGAACTAGTTACATCTGCAACAACCATATAAACTTTTGTATGTCCGTTAAATTTTATAAAATCTCCAACTCTCAAACGATTTGCTGAATCTGCCGCAAATCCATCAATAGCAATAGTCGTATCTCCAGCAGTATGACTTCCATTGACAGCTAATGTTCCTGTTTCTACACCTCTTGCATCTTCGACTTCAGGGGGGATTATTGTAAAATTTTCTTTACCTGATCTTTGTTTAATAATAAAAGCCATAAGTTCGCCATATATATCTGATCTTTTTCCTACAATTATTCTAGCAGTAAAACCAAATCTTTGATTATCAATTTGTCTTGAAAGTTTTTTACCTGACAATGATTTTGAAATAATTGTATTTTGAACTGATTTTATACCCATCGTTTCAAAACCAGCACTTGATATTGGAAAAGCACCTGACATTAAATTATTTCTCCTCTGCCTTTTTCTGTTAGAGCATTATTTATTATTGATGTAATAGTGCCTCTGTTTTCTACTAATGCTTGGTCGAACCCTCTTGAATCTATTGTGTTAATATTAAAATTAACATTGACAGCACCCCCACCAGTTCCTCTAGCCGTTTGGGTAATTTGACCTGATGAGTTTGGAATAAACATCTCAGCACCTTTTTCTCC